CGGCCCGGTTCTGCTCGGCCTGCGTTGTGTTGACCGCGATCTGGGCCTGCGCCGCTTGCATGGCCAACTGCTGCTGGGCTTGCTGCATTTGCGCGGCTTGTGGGTCTGGTTGGCTCATCTGGTCGAGGGCTGCCATCAGCTCGTAGCGGTTGGTCAGGCTGGAGTTGTTCAAGATGCCTTTCAAGATCAGCGGCAGCACCGGGGTGTTTGGACCCAGTGTCTGCAAGAGGCCAATGAACTGCTGCTGCTCGTACTCGCGGGCGATGATGCCCAGCGTGGCCGTTGGCAAGAACTTCATGTCCACACTTGGGTAACGCTCGGGGTCAAACTGCATGTACCTGAACGCCGCCTTTTGGATGAACGGAATCAGGAAGTCTTCTTGGAAGTTGACCAGCGTGCGCTTGTACTTCTTGATGATGGTGGCGACCGCCATGCTCATGCCCGCGCCGTCGCGGTTGCCTTGGCTCACCATGCCTTGGCTGTCCAGCGTGCCAGTGGCTTGCAGCAGCATACGCTCGAACTCTTTGGCCGTGTTCAGGTTGTTCAGACTGGTCTCGCCGAACTTGAACGGGTACAGAATCTCAGCCGGGTTGCCGTTGACCATGAACGCTTTGCCCGGCTTGACCTCGAACCGTGCGCCGCGTGGCAGGCGGGTGGCGTCCATGCCCATCATAGGTGAGGTTGTCAGCGCCAGCGAGTCCAGATGGCTGCGCACCTGGGCGTCAATCGCCTTTTGCATGTTGTAGGACTTCTCCACCGTGCCACGGCCCAGCAGGCGGTTGGGCACCGTGTCGTCTTGGTAGCTGATGACCGGGCGGTCCTTCATCATGTACGGGTTTTCTTCTGCTTTGAGCAGCAAACCGTCGTTGGCGATCACGACAATCGCCTCCACCATGTCCGTGTAGTCCTCGGCAGCCGAGTCGTCGGGGAACAAAACCTCGACTTCTTCGTCCTTGTCCGTCAGGTATTCTCGGGGCACCAGGCCGTAGTACGTCAGCAGACGCACCTTTTCGTCGCGGTACTGGCTCATTTCCTGCGTCGGCTCTAGATCGGTGTCCTCGTACGTTGGGGTGATGTTCACCTTGCGGTAGATACCCTTCTCAATGCCCTCGACGATCTTGTGGATGCCCACATACTTCTCAATCGCCACACCCATGCAGTCGTCCACAGACGTGCCGTTGGGGTCAAACAGGAAGTTTTTCGGGTTGACGGGCATGATTTTGACCGCAATCCGGCTTTTTTCCACCACACCGATGGCCGCTTGGCCAACTTGCCCCGGAATCGGCTGCGTTGCAGGTTCGAACACCTTTTCCGTCTTCACGACGATCTCGCCGATGCCCGTACCGTAGATTTCAGCCATCAGCTCGATTTGATCAATCGCTTTTCTGATCTTGTCCTGCTTGAAGTCTTCCATAAGCTGATTTTTCAGCATCTCAACATCCAACGGGCTGCCGTTGATGTCTTTGAGGTCGTCTTCAATGTCGAAAAAGTCGCCTTGCCCGAAGATCGCTTCCATGATCTCTGCGTGCCGGGTCTCGACCGCCTGCTGAGTCGCAGGCGTCACGATCCTTGACCGTTCAGAATCGCGTGTTTTGTCTTCTGCCGCCCATTCACCACGGAATATTCTTTCGAATTCAAGATACTTATCAAGAAAGTTTGTATTTCTATAATCTCTCCAACGATCACAGTGGTCAACAACAAACGCTGTTAGTTCCTTATCGGATTCGGTCGGCTCACTAAATTCGTTTTGCGCTAGATCAGCCATCATCAAACCTCGTATTTGTTCAACTTGCGCTTGTTTTCCGTCGCAGGAATGACACGCAAGTTATCTGGCACATGAAGGCCGCTGACAAGCCTGCCTTTTAAAGGGATTATATGGTCTACATCCCAAGTGTAGTCACTTTCCCGCGTTCGCATAGCCGCCAGTTGGTACAGGCACTTGATCTTGAGTAGGTCAAACTCTGTAAGCCAGTGTGGTGTCCGCTGCAATTTTGCAGCCCTGTACTTTGCGGTGTGGAGAGTGCTGCTAAGACGATTTGATTTAATCCATTCGCCAGAGTACGCATTTATTTTTTTGCGATTTTTTTCCCTGTAATTCGCAGCAATGGCTCGAATCTTTGGCATGTTCTTACGACGGTAGTCGTTGCTGCGGGCGTTGTGTACTTCTTTGTTGTTGTGGTACGCCGCATTTGCTTTTGCTTTTGTACACTCTTTGCAGTATGTGGAGCACAAATCCTTTGCCTGCTTATCTTTATAGAACAGCGACATTGGCTTAACACTGGCACAGCCTCTGCAAGTTTTGGTCGGCTCAAGGGTCATTTTTTACCTTTGCATCACACACCACTCACGATATCCATCGGCTGCCAGTCCTCGTCGTCAGCGTCTTCAAAGTAGCTGGTGACGGCCAACTGGTCGATGTACGACAGCGCGTCCGGCAGGTCGTCGTGAACGCCCTGCGACGGAAACATCAAAAGCTGGTCCACAAACGTGTCCCAGTTCTCATCACTGTTCAGGACGATTCTACCGTGTTCAAACCGCCCCTGCAAAGACCAAATTACCCGGTCCGTTTTCTTCCGGTTGCCGTGCGTCAAATCCACGATGTGGCTGTATACGTTGTTTTTTCGCATCAGGTCTGACAGATACGGCAGAACCGCGTTTTTCAGCGCCCCTCGTTCGATCCCGATGGACAGTGGCCGGTAGTCGCGCATCTTCATCAGTATCTTGGCGGCTGTCTCGCGGATATCCCAGCGCCCGTGCTCGATCTCTTTGACGAACCACTTGCCGTCGTCCGTGACCTTGACCACCGCAATCGCCGACTCATCCAGCCGCTTCTTACTATTAGCGGCCTGCTTGGCCACTTCCTCAAACCCGGCCAAGTCCACGGCCACGAAGTAACTCCCGTAGTCCGGCTCGGTGCCGTACTTGATCCACTCCTCTTTGAACACATCCGCGCCCGCATTCGTAAATGACGCCATGTACTCAGCCTTGAAAGCAAAGCTGGAAAGCGTCTTCTTGGCGTTTTCAATTTCAGCAGGGTCGATCAACTCATTGTCCGCCGTGGTGAACGTCCATGACTTGTAATCGCTTTCGCCAGATTCGCCCAGCTTGTACATATCGTAAAAGTGGTTTCGGCCCCTGGGCGTTCCAATGAACATGGCATCACCCTTGCGGTCAGACAGCGCCGCCCGCACCACCTGTTCCCACACCGAAGGCTTCATGTCGGCGTACTCGTCCAGCACCACATAAGACAAGGAAACGCCGCGCAGCGTATCTGGCCTATCAGCCCCACGGATGTAAATGGTCGCCCCGTTTACCAGTTTGATCTCTTGGTTGTTGATGTGGCTGCCCTGAACCACATCCCTGCCTAGCTCCATCAGCACATCCCAAATAATGACCCGCGCCTGACCCTGCGTCGGCGCGATGTACATCACGCTCGCTCCCTGCGGACATTGCAACCCCTTGATCAGCAGCGTCACAGCCGCCAGCCTGGACTTGCCGCACCGCCGCCCAGCACAAATGACCTTGAATCGGGTTTTGTCGTTCATCACCTGCTGTTGCCATTTCAGCAGTTTGAATGTTAGGTCAGCCATTTTTTGCCTTGCTTAGGTAGTTGATCGCGTTTTTCAGAAGTCCTACATTGTCTTCAAACTTTCCAAGCGCGGTGTTGCAAAGGTCGCAGAGAATCCCACGTATTTGATTTGTTAGGTGGCAATGATCCACAACCATACGAGTTCCTTGCTCACCGTCTATTTGCTTAGCGCCGCAAATTGCGCAGCCACCTCCTTGCGCGTGGAGCATGGCATCAAAAGACTCTTGGGTCAAACCGTAGGCACGCTTTAGGTGGTTTTTTCTATTTAAGGCCCGATGCCTTGCTCTGAAAGCGGCGTCTTCACGCATCTTGATAGCTTGCATGTTGATTTTACGATTTCGGAATTCTTCATCAGAGGCATATTTTTCACGCTCTAACAAAGCCATGCACTCTTTGCAGCGAGGGCGCACGCCTTTTACGCCGTTGGCGACTTGGTAAAAATCCGACAACGGCTTTTCGATTTTGCAATGGGTACATTTTTTCATACCCTAATTATATTCTTGCTCAAGCAAGAATACAACTAGACGTCAGTAATATCTTCAGCCGGGATGACCGTCGGCGCTTCGCCCAGCCCTGTGATATTGATCGTCACCGCTGACCTTTGAGATTTGTCCTTCTCAAACATGCTCACCGGCAGCGTCCTGTCCATGCACATCTTCAGCGCCGCCATCTGACCGGGGTGCTCATCATTGAGCGCAATCTGGATCACCTTCTCTGCGACATCCTTGCCGCCAGACCTGATCATCAGCTCTTTCAGCTCCTTAATGCGTTGGTGATCCGTCTTTGGCAAGATCGCAGGCGGGTTCTCTGCGTACCTTTGGATCGTCATCTTGATCGGTCGACCGCGTTTTTTCTGTTCCATCTTTTGTCCTTTTTGGAAGTTGGCAGCCGAATTGTAGGTCAAATAGGTCAAATAGTCATTTTGGTTTTTTTCGGAGGGCCGTTTTCCCGTTTTCCTTTTTTCAGAATGGCAGAAGGTCCTGTAACTTTTTGTCTAACAGCCAGACCCTCCCCCCCCCATGCTTCAGGCTTCAACTATTGAGGCTTCAAGCAAACTGCAAGCGGCCAGCGGGCAGCGGCCAGCGGCCAGCGGCCAGCGGCCAGCGGCCAGCGGCCAGCGGCCAGCGGCCAGCGGCCAGCGGCCAGCGGCCATGTGGCTCGAAGCTGGAAGCAAATGGAAGGGAGCACGTGGGTGCTTTTTGGCCATACCTGGCAGCTACATAAGACAATTAATCGTTATGCCGAATCGTTATATCTGATTGTAAAAAATCATCTATCT